AACCGTCGGTTTGAGTACGGACTGGCGGTGATTGTCTGGCGGCTCAACGGCAAGGCCGTGCCGCGCAAACGCTCGATGGCGTTCGTTATTCAGCGGACCGGATGAGTGATCGGGGCGGCTGTAAACGCGGCCGCCCTGTCAACCCCTTTCGTTCGCGCGAGACATTTTTTGGTGAGACACCGCAAGGTGTGACAGATCCCGATCGTGAGGCTATAAGAACGATAAGATGACCGTCGTGTGGCCGAGAGAACGGGTCGGTTTGAACGGGTTTATTGAGGCGTAAATGGTGAGCGGGTTGCATAAAAAACTGTCTCTGGTCGATTTTGTGAGACACGTAACCTATTGAAATTGAACGGGTCCCTTCTGTTTGTAACCGTATATGGGGGGGCTTGGTGCAACGCTTTCCCAGTGACGCCCTCAAAAACACCCGTTTCGTTTCGCTTTGCACGCAAACCCAAAGAAACAAGGGCCTAAGGGCCTGACAAACCACGCCTGAAACGAAATGGCCCTCGGACCCCATTTCGTTTCGCGGCCCGAACCCGTTTCGTTTCGGCACCTTTCCAAGGACATTCCCATGGACGTTTTAGACCTGCCGCTTGAGCAGATCATTCCCTATGCGCGCAACCCGCGTAACAACGCGCAGGCTATCGCCACGGTGGCAGCCTCGATCCAGGAGTTTGGCTGGCGACAGCCCATCGTCGTCGACGAGGCGATGGTGGTTCTGGCCGGTCACACCCGGCTCGAAGCAGCCCGCAAACTCGGTCTTAAGACTGCGCCGGTGCATGTGGCCAAGGGTTTGACCGAGGCCCAAGCCCGCGCCTTCCGGATCATGGACAACCGCTCAAGCGAAAACGCCGAGTGGGACAAGGACTTGCTGAACCTCGAACTGGCGGATTTGCTGGAGGCGGATTTTAATCTCGGGCTGACAGGTTTTACTGATGATGAATTGAACGCGCTGATGAACAGCCTTGATGACGGCACCGGCCCGCAGGAGGGTGAGGACGAAATTCCCGAGACGCCTGAGGACCCGATCAGCCGTCCCGGCGATCTTTGGCTGCTCGGCAATCATCGATTGCTTTGCGGTGACAGCACGGTTGCGACAGATTACGAAAAAATACTCGGGGGCGTGAAGGCAGATCTCTGTTTTTGCGATCCACCCTATAACGTTGATTATGCTGGTGGCGTTGGGGCTGAGAAAGCGGGCAAGGGCCGTCGTATCAAGAACGATGCCTTAGGCGATGCATTCGGGCAGTTTCTCTACGACGCCTGCGTGCTGATCAACGCGCACACCGACGGCGCCGTTTACATTTGCATGTCGTCCAGCGAGTTGCAGACGCTGCAGGCGGCATTCAAGTCCGCAGGCGGCCACTGGTCGACCTTCATCATCTGGGCGAAGGACCGCTTCACACTGGGCCGCGCTGATTATCAGCGGCAATACGAGCCGATCCTCTATGGCTGGCCTGAGGGCGTGAAACGCCACTGGTGTGGCGATCGGGACCAGGGCGATGTCTGGAACATTCAGCGGCCATCAAAGAATGATCTGCACCCCACCATGAAGCCGGTGGCGCTGGTCGAACGCGCCATCCGGAACTCCAGCCGTAAGGGCGATCTTGTGTTCGACCCTTTTGGCGGCAGCGGCACGACGCTGATCGCTGCGGAAAAGACGGGGCGCCACGCGTCGTTGATCGAACTCGATCCGAAATATGTCGATGTCATCGTTCGCCGTTGGCAAGAGTTTACCGGCCGAGAGACACAATTGCTGGAAACGGGGCAGAGCTTCGAGGCCGTCGCGCAGAACCGGAGGGTAGGCCATGCAGCAATCGCTGTTTGAACACCTGGGATTTGATCTGCCCGACACCGAATTTGACAGGCCAGATGTCGAATGCAGTCATGATCTGGAGGTTGGCAAGGCCGCCGAGCACTTGGTGTGCGCCGACCTCATCATGAGCGGCTATAGGGCGTTTTTGAGCGATCAGGGTCTACCATATGACATTCTAGTGGATATTGACGGAACGCTTTTGCGCGTGCAGGTCAAATCAACCCGGAAGCCGAAAAACCATGATCCGAAGACAAGGGTCACGCCCGGGTATTTGTTCCAGCTTCGACGCGCTGGCAAAGGTGGGCGGCGTCGGTATCCAGAGAATGCGTTCGACCTTTATGCCCTTGTCGCACTCGATAGGCAGGCAATCGCCTACCTGCCGGTCATTGATTGCTCCAATCAAACCATTGCCCTGCGCGTACCCGGTGAACGTTACCTCCAAAATGGCAGCATGAACCGGGAGTTTCAGGAAGCGAGTTTTCGTCATGCGCTGAACCGCTTGGGTTTTGAGACATGAAACAGTCTCGCCTCATGTCGCTGATTGAAGCGATTACCAACGTTTTTGTTGGATATATTCTCGCCGTGGTGACGCAAATCGTCGTGTTCCCATTGTTTGGCATCGACGCCGTCTTGAGTGATCATTTGACGATCGGCTTGGCATTTGTCGGCGTATCTTTGGCTCGGGGATATCTGCTGCGACGCTTGTTTGAGCGTCTTGGCAAAAGATTGTCAGGGCGCGATACTTCTATGTATGAGTCGTCAACAGGATCTTAACACGCACCGCTCCTCTGATGGAGGCGAGGTGCCAAAAACGGTGCTGCCGCAAAATCTTGCGGCTTCGCTGCAGCATCTACCTGAGCATGACATTATGCGTCTCGCAGAGGCATTGGCGACCGAGTTGGGCAGACGCGGTCTTACGGCCCCCAAGGAGAAAGCCAAGCCGCAAAGCAAAAGCGTGCCAGATCCGATCCTGTCACAGTTGACCCGATCACAGATCGGTTTGATCCGGTCGTCTATCCAAGCAGGTGTGAAGCCTGCTGCGTTGTCCCGGCAATTTGGTATTACGCGTGCACAGATCACGGCAGCTCTCAAAGAGGGCAAATAAAAAAGGGCCAGCACAAGGCTGGCCCAGTCTGAGGCAGCTTAAAGTGGCGCGGAGGTGCACCACTTTGAGCAGTTGAGGTTTCATACAGGCGAATCCTCGCCAACAATCATTGGCATGCCGCAGGATTCTACAAGAAAGGGCTGGGCTTAAAGGTAGCTGAGTTACTGAGAAGTCACACATTAAGTGTTTCGGTACGGCCGAGGACGAGCAGGCCATTGGCATAGGTGTAGTGGGCAGCCCTTGTGGTTTTGAACATTATCTCAGTGTCTGGCAGCCTGTAGATGCGGCCGCGGATCGCATCGAGTTGTGATGTGATCTTGAGGCCATGCCGTTTTTTAAGCGCACCTGATAGCGCACCGCGAACGGTGTGTGCTCGCCATTGGGTAGCTGCGGCAATCTCGGGAATTGTGGCACCTTCGTCTCTGAGCAGCATATCGATAATTGTCTGTAGCTTGGTTTGTCGGGGGCTTGCAGCGGTCGTCATCATGATATCTTCGGATTATGTGGCTGATTACACTGCATGCTCGCCTTCCTTAAAGGCGCTGTCCGTGATGTTTTTAAGCAGGCTGGCATAGTGCTCGAGAGTGCCGACGTCGCCCCAGTTGATCTCGTCGGGATGGCTGTTGAAATGGTTGTCGCTGAGGTGTGCCAAGCGGGCGAGCATCTCGTCGATCTCGGCCTTTTTGCCGAGGAAGGCGGCAAGCGCTGCGTCGTGGTTGCGTTGCTCCTTTGCGGTGCGGAGCTGATGGCGGTGCGTTTGTTGCGGGTTGAGGTGGGGCAAATTGGCGGCTCCTAGCTGCGTTGATTGATGCAATCAGCTTCGCTCTACTGGGGCGCTCTATCCACTATAATCGCAGCAATAACATGGCTCATTTCAAACCTGTAGGATCACTTTATGTCAGCAGCCACCCAATCCATCGGTGTGATCGCAAAGCTGCTTGATCTGTCGGAGCGCAGGGTTCAGCAGCTGAGCCGGGAGGGGGTGATCCCGAAGGCGGAGCGCGGTCAGTATGATCTGATCGGGTCGGTGCGTGGATATGTGCGCTACCTGCGAGATCAGGCGCTGAAGGCGCAGGCGGGTGCGCCCGACTATGCCGCCGAACGGGCGCGCTTTATCCGGGCCCGCGCCGACCTTGCGGAAATGGAAGCGAAAGAAAAGCGCCGATCTCTGATTGCAGCCGACCAGGTTGAAGCGGCTTGGATCGCCGTACTGGCGCTTTTGAGAACCCGTCTGTTGGCGCTGCCTGACCGGCTGGCTCCACAGGTATTTGAGCAATCCACAGTCGGAGATACCCGTAACCTTATTCGTGCCGCCATTCGCGAGGTGCTTGATGATCTCGCAGAGCCAGACATTGAATTTAAAACCGACCCTGACATTGATGGGCTCAGCGATCCTGAAACGGACGGTGGCAAGGGCACTAGCGGTTCTGAAACCACCGCCGGACCTAACGATCAGCGATTGGGCGGACCAGAACCGGCGGCTGAGTTCTGAGGCCAGTGCCGAGCCTGGCCAATGGCGGACAAGCCGCGCCGAATACCAGCGCGGGATCATGGAGGCAGTCTCGGACGCGGCGACAGAAACTGTCGTGATCATGTCCAGTTCACAGGTGGGTAAGGCGTTGGCACTCGATACGCCGCTGGCGACGCCCACGGGGTGGACCACGATGGCCGACGTGCAGGTCGGCGACATTCTTTTTGACGAAACTGGCGCGCCTTGCCGTGTCACGGGCGCGACGGATGTGATGCGCAACCGGCGCTGCTACCGGGTACGGTTTTCGGACGGTAGTTCGATCGTCGCGGATGCCGATCACCTCTGGGCGGTCGACAGCGACACACCAGTACGCGCGCAGGACGCGTTGAGGGACCTGTTTCATGATGATCCACCGGGCGGTCCTGACGACGAAGGAGATTGCTGAGACAGCGCACTACTACGGGAGGACGAAACGGAACCGATACGCTATCCCGGTGGCTGCGCCGCTTCAACTGCCCGAACAGGCATTGCCGATCCCGCCTTACGCCTTGGGCGTCTGGCTTGGGGACGGCCACAGCTACGGCTCACAGATCACCTGCCATCAGGATGATCTTGAAATCGCCGATCACCTACGCGCCTGCGGCATGGAGGTTGAGGTCAAGTCGAAGGACAAACGGGTGCCGCACATCCTGACGCTGAAGCCGATACTGCCTTGGCCCGACAATATGTGTCGCCGCGGCCATGACATGGATGTGCTGGGGCGCCATGGGAATGGGCAATGCGCGGAATGTGGGCGGCAGTTTTCAATGCAGTGGAAGCACGGCCTTCCCGTTGATCCAGTTCTGGAAGACGGAAAGCCGTTCAGCCTGCGCTTGCGGGAGATGGGGCTGGCCAAGGATCGAAAGACGCCAGAAACCGGTAAACACATACCGCCGGCCTACCTTCGCGTGTCGATAGATCAGCGCTTGGCTCTCCTTCAGGGGCTGATGGACACGGACGGCTATATCGCTGAATGCGGTCGCTGCGAGTTCATCACGGTTCATCTGCGTCTGGCCGAGGGCTTCGGCGAGCTTCTTGCCTCCTTGGGCATTAAGTTCACCGCCGTCGACAAGCATCCGACGGTGGTGATCGATGGCGAACGGCGTCTTGGAAACCCCGCGACCCGGTTTTCCTTCATGATCTATGACGACACGCCGGTGTTCCGACTGGCAAGGAAGCGCGCGCGCCAGGTCTCACGCACGGGACGACGGACAACGGAAACCAAGCGGCGCCGTATTGTCGCTGTCGAGCCGGTCGATAGCGTCCCTGTGCGCTGCATCCAGGTAGATAGCCCCAACAGGCTGTATCTGGCCGGACGCACCATGATCCCAACGCATAACACGGAGATGGTCAATAACGCCGTCGGCTACCACGTCGACCAGGACCCGGCACCGATCATGGTGGTGATGCCGACAGAGCGCGATGCTGAAACCTGGTCGAAGGACCGCTTCTCGCCGATGGCGCGAGATACGCCTTGTTTGCGGGACAAGATTGCCGACCCCAAATCGCGGGATGGCAACAACAAGATCCTGCACAAACGGTTTCCGGGTGGCCACCTGACCATTGTCGGTGCCAACGCACCTTCTGGTCTGGCAAGTCGTCCGATCCGGTTGCTGCTTTGTGATGAGGTCGATCGCTACCCGTTCAGCGCGGGGGCCGAGGGCGATCCGGTCAACCTTGCAAGAAAGCGCACCGTGACGTTCTGGAACCGCAAGATCGTGCTGGTCTCAACGCCGACGAACAAGGGCGCGAGCCGGATCGAGACGGCGTTTGAGGAAAGTGATCAGCGCCGTTTCTGGGTGCCATGTCCCGACTGTGGGTATGATCAAATCCTGATCTGGCCACAGGTCAAATGGGACAAGGGCG